GGGTTCAACGGCGTTTGGGAGGGGCATTGATATGAGCGCACCACTGATTAAGACTTTCCACACACGGGATTTCGTCCAGTTCGACGACAGCGATATTGCGAGGCCAGTGTTGCTCCCCGCAACGTGGAGCCGGGTCCGAGTTGGGTGTTTGATGGCGCTATCTGGAGCGGCTTCGATTACTCCGGTGTGGGCGCAGGGTCTTTGCAGCGGGACAACCAACCTATTTGGGGATGCCTCCACCGACAATTTCATCGGAATGCACTCGTCCGCCGCATGGAATTATAACGGAGGAACGACGGCCTACACCACGGGCGCGTTTAACTTTGTCAAGCGTGTTGGTAGCACGACCACCGTTGTAAACGGATCATCCGGATATGACATGGGAGACATTTCGATGGACAGCATGTGCGGGAGTTTCTGCGACATCCTTCGCACAAGCGCCGGGAATTTCAAGGTTGAAATTGTCTTCATGGACTCGACGCCGACCGTCGGAAACTCGATGACCGACGCGGTATTCGATGAATTGTGCCGGTATAACGCCAGTCTGAACGCAAAAAAACCGGGAACGTATTATTACGAAACCAGCGGAAACATCACGCTTGACGAGAGCACCTATCCGCTTAACGCGGTCAACCTCCATTGGTCCGGCAGCACGACGAAAATGGTCATCGACAAGTTGACGGCGTCTGTTTGGGATTGACAACCCCCGTCGAACCGGGGACGTGCTGACGATATGAAGATAAATTTTGACCTCGCCCAAAAAGACATGATGTGCTGCCCGCAGGGAGCGACCCGCGACGACAGCACGAGCTATCCGTCGTTCCACTACAGCGGCGACGAAGAGCTGGAGCTGCCCGACTCTGGCACCATGACCATCCGGTTCAAGAAGTCCGGAAGCTCCGAGAGCACTGACAGCAAGGGCAAGGAGCGGTATTCCTGCACCATCGACGTTCAGGAAATCGTCTCAGTCGAGGCCGGTAGCGGAAAAAAGAGCGCGGCTCGCGAGAGCGAAGACGCCCTCGACGCCATCGCCAAGAAGCGATATGAGGAGGAAGACTAATGTTTCAAATAATTGACGTGTGGGATGAGGCAAAAAAAATCGTTGGGTCCTGCAACGATGCCCACTTATTTCGACAGCTCAGTGATGCCGTGACGCTTATCGCAAATAAAGGTGACTTTGAGGGGTGGAAAGGTTTTTTAGATGTATGCTCAAGCGGGGGCACCTGCGTCTCGCTCCCGCGAGAGGTCGAAACGGTGATTGCCGTGAACATCGGAGGCAAGCCGACGCTCGGCCTCAGCTCCCTCTACAACTTTCACCTGAACGGCCCTGGCGACTGCCACACGCCTTGCGGCTGGGAGTGGCAGGACCAAGGCAACTGGTACTCGACGTATCGCGACCTGAGCACGCCGGCAAAGCTCGTGGCCTACCTCAGCAGCAACGCCGACAACAACAAGGGCCTCGTCGTTCACGGTTTCGACAGCAACGGCAACAAGCTGCGCCGGGAAGTCTCCGGCGTGTGGAAGGACGGCTATGCGGTTCCTACGCTCTACGGCTACGCGATTCCGGACGCTAACGCGCCGCTTATCTCGCGCATTGACTGGATTGAAAAAGATGAGACGGTGGGGCCAGTCCGTCTTAGCACCATTGACGATTCTGGACCCGCCGGAGGAGTGACCCTCGGCATCTATGAGCCGGACGAGACGATGCCGCAATACCGGCGAATCAAGCTCGGGCGAAACTGCGGCTGGGTCCGCATCGCTTACCGCCGGACTACGCCCATTTTCACGAGCAAGTATGACCGGGTCCCGTTAAAAAGCCGCATTGGTTTTCTTAACGCGGTCCGCGCGACCAAGTTCTATTTCGAGCCCGACCTCGCGATGGCACATGCCTTCGAGGCCGACGCCGCCCGGCTTGAGCTGGAAGCGCAGGACGCCAGCGAGCCCCCGACGTATCACCCTCCTCAAGTGGTGGACCGCACTTCTTCGCTTCGCGACAAGTGCGACGACATCACATAAGATATGCCAGAGCGGATTTTAGACTTTGACGGCACGTTCTTCCGTGGGGCCAAGTCCGACGCGGACCCCGGCCAAGTTCCCATCGGTTACTACTGGATGGGGATGAACGTGGTGAACGTTGGCGGAACAGTCTCGTGCCGGCCCGGCTATCGCTGCATCGTCCAGTTCCCCGACGGTAACTTGCAAGGCGCGGCTGTCTTCCGGCCACTGCTCGGCCTAGAGCAGATGGTTGTCGTCATTGACGGCAGGGTCTATGTTGCGGATTTCCCGTTCGCTGATTGGCGCATGCTGGACAACGTCCTCATGGACCCCGTAGCGAAGCAGGTTTATTGGGTGATGGCCGAACAGTCGGCACGGCGAGAGGACGAGACTCTCACCAGCGCAATCATCGTGCAGGACCCGCGCCGCGTCCTGTTCATTCAGGACGGCGCGACGGCCCCGGCGTGGTATGACGGCAGCAACAGCGGGCACCTTCGGGACGCCCCGTTCGAGCTTCCAGTCGGCAAGATGATGGCCTGGGTGGGCGACCGGCTTTGGGTGGCTCGCGGCAGCTATCTTTTCGCCAGCGACATCGCCAACCCGTTTTCGTTCCGCGAGCAGATTTACCTCGGCGGAGTCGGCGCGTTCACGTTCTCTGGCGAAATCACGGCCCTGGCAAAGACGCCCGGTGTTGACGCCCCGCAGTTGCTCGTCTTCGCGGAGCAGAACACTTCGCTCGTCCGGGCTAACATCCGGGAGCGGAATGCGTGGACCACTACCTCCGACATGCAGCGGGAGATATTCAGCATCGGGACGACTTCGCAACGCTCCGTCGTCAGTCACTTCGGCCAGCTCTCTTGGTTCAGCCAGCAGGGCCAGATTTTCCTCGACCAAGCAATGTTGTCGATGACCAGCGCCCGGCTGCCGATTCGTGACAACGAAATGCACTTCAGCAAGAAGCGGCTTTACTCGGACCTCAGCATGGTTGCCGGGGCCAGCTTCGGGCAGTTCATGCTGATGTCGGTTCCGTTCGAGGACCAATACAACTTGCACACCTGGGTCGTGAACGACGCCAGCTTCAGCACGATGCAGGACGACAGCGGCCCGTCGTGGGCGGGCTTCTGGACGGGCACGCGGCCCGTTGAGTGGGTCTATGGCTCTATCGGCGGCAATGAGCGTGCCTACCATGTGTCGGTTGACACGGATGGCAAAAATCGACTCTGGGAAACCTTCACGCCTGACCGGCTCGACAACGGCTGCCCCATCACTTGGTATATCGAGACGCGCGGCTACTTCGGCATGTCGTCCCAGACTAGGGACAAGCCGCCGGGCTCCGACGTTACCTTCTGTTACGCGGACATCGCTCTGGTGGGTATCGACGAAGACCTCGACCTCGCAATTTTCTATGCCGGCGGCCTTCGCGGGGCCTACAAGAAAATTCTGTCGAAAAAGATTACGGTGACTCGTGGCAGCTTGACTTACCCGGAGGAAGTTACGGCAACCTCTGAGCTGATTGGCTATAAGTCCCAGGTCCGCCGGTTTCGCACCCAGGAGGCCCGCAGTTTGACTGATGACACTGAGACCGGCTCGTGCCCCGTCGAGTCTCCATCGACCGAAGAGACGGACGAATGCTTTCAGCTCGCCATCGTGGGTCAAGGCCCGGCTACCATCCGCTGGGTTCGCGCCTGGGCGCAGCCGGTAGGTGAAGACGTGAGCGCCGACGGTGAGGCGTGCGAGGACGAAGCCGAATACAACATTGTCCGCTTCGACGGCGTCGGCGCTCGGGCGCTCGACCTGACGGAAGCGCAGACCTCGGCGTTGATTCGCGACATCCAGCGGTTTACGTCGAACCAGACTACCACGGTTGACCAAGAGGGACAGTCTGCCGTTGGCGTAGGCTACGGCGAGAGTGTCATTTCGCAAGCTGCCGCCGACCGGGTTGCTACTCGCGCCGCCGTTCGCGCGGCTGAGTCTGAGCTTAGCCGGACGCTGCCAAAAGTAATCAGCGCGGGGGAGACTCTGTAATGGCTCTCACCTTC